TGACGGGCAACCGGTAATATTCCACATCGTCTGCGTGGATTACAATGGGATCGCCAACGGGAGGCAGAGACAGTTCGTCCGCACCCTGCCAAGCTTTCACGGCTCCAAAGATAGGCGACCCATCAGGTGCCTCCGTTTTCTGCGCATAATGCACATTTTTAATACCATAGGTAATTTTTTCGTTCATGTTTTACACCTCTCTTTTAATGGTTTCGACAACAGCTCTCGCCATCTCGTCAATGCTTGCTTCGTGGGTAGCTTTGATAAACGGCTTGCCTCTTGTCGTTGAATACTCCAAGATATTGGCAAGCGGAATTTCGTTGCCTTTTTTGTCCGTTACAGTTGTTGTGTTTCCGACATATCGCATCAATTTGTTCCGGCTGGTTTTGCCCTTCCAATTTTTTGCGAAATTCTTCTTGACGTAGCCTTTCGGCGGGTTTTTGATTGACGGACTGGCGGCCTTTAAGTTTTTAATAAGCACCTTCTCGGCGGCTTTAATTCCCTCCGCCGTAGCCTCATAAACCACATCCCCGTAGTCCCTCAAAATATCCTCGACTGCCGATTGTAGGCTGGCCGTATTGACTTTAATCTCGATTGCGCCCATTAGACCACCCTGCCTTTATAGCACTCAATTAATAAGACGCCATAACCGATATCGTCAATGTCCCCAATGTTCTGTGCTCCGTAAGGTACAGAATAATCATTATTTTCAAGCGCCGATATAATAGCACTGGCTCGGTTTTGTACCTTCGTTCTGCCTGATGACGTGCCGATTAGTGAGTCTTTGAAGTAATACCGGACCGCTATGTTGGTGTTGCGGATTAGTGGCCTGTCGTCGGCATTTGTGGCCTCGTCTGAGTCGATTGTGTAGACGACGTACTCGTCTGCGTCGGGTCCGGTCTTCCGCATCCAGTAGGATAGGACGTCAGAATCAGTCAAATCATTCCGCACGAGGCACCGGAATACCTTGCCGTCCTGTGTGGTAATCGTCTTGCTGTCTTGTGTTAAAAATTCCGTATCAACCCTGTAAAGAGCCGCATCAAGCACCGTCTGGATATCGCCATATATCATAGGCCCTCATACCTCCTAACCGAAAACTCCATATATTGGTTAGCCTCAAGCACATTGTCGACTCCGCCCCACACCTCGTAGCAGTTTGGGTTCAGCTTATCCGGTTCACCGTTTTCAATAGCTGTTGGGTCTGCGTTTTTTACAACCACCGTTCGGCATGTTTTTAGTTTTTGATAGATTTCCGGATGATAAAATGTTCGGACAGTTGCCGAATCGGAAACGCCTAATGCCTGTGCGTTTAGTCGCCTGTCTCCGAAACTGCCTTTCCATTCTCCATACAGCGCCCCGATTTCCTGCCATGTTTCGGTCTGGCCGACGCCCTTGACGTATTCGCTAACCGCTGCGTAAAACACGATAGGGGTGGTGGGAATAAATTTCAGCACGCTAATCACCCGCCTTAGGCACAATGAAATACTCGTAGTTCTCAGGTGGTAGTGGCGTTTCGGTTTTGCCCTGTACGATATAGGCCACCAGCACCGGATGCACCGTCAATTGTGCCGGGTCTGTCGACTGACGCATTTTGCAATACAGCGTTACGGCCTCCACCGCTAAAGGAGTGGGAAGGGACGGGTCAATCTCCCAACCCGCCCCTTTGAAAAACGCCACAGCGCCGTCAATCATCTGCTGAACTTCCGCATCTTTTGTGGCGTCGGAATAAAACACCCCAATGCCAGGCTTAACTTTTTCTAACAGCGCCATTGTTCACCTCCATTATTCGTCTGCTGCCATTAATCCTGCAGCTTTGAGCTTTGTTAGCAGAGCATTAAAATCGGTGCGAAGTGTAGAAACATCCACGGCTGTACTTGCAGTTTGATTTGCTGCAATAGGAATTTCTTTTGCAACAGGATAAGTCGGTACATAAAGCTTACCGTCGCTACCAATCTTCGCTGGGACTGTTTCTGATTCAGTTTTAGCAGCTGCTTTGATTCCACCAAGAGTAGTTTCAGTTGCAAGAGAAATTTGAGAAGAAGGAAGCCCCGTTACCAAGGCTCCCTCCTTAATTTCAAGCGTTCCACCGATTATGGTTTTCTCACCGCCCTGTTCGGTGTAGTTCTTTACGTTATATGACATTTTCTATCTCCTTTCTAAAGGAATTAGGGCGGGATTAACCGCCCCCTTTTATTACAGTGTTGACATTACAAGAGTTGCAAGCTTCTGATGGTCTGTTACATCTGCGTCGAATTCGAACCACGACACAACACCTACGGCGTGCATCGTTGCGTATTTTTCAAGCAGGATTTGGATGCTGATATTCTCTCTGAAATTTACAGAAAGACCGGAATAGTCTCCGTACAGCACTGCTTTGGCAGCGCTTGCGATTGTAGGCATATTGTCAGACAGGTAGACCGGTTTTCCAAGCAACCTATAAGGAGTAGCACCTGCAAAGTCAGGCTGCAGGATGTACTGACCGCCGCCATCCTTTAACTTTCTAATCGCCGTGAATACTGCCGGATTCATTGTCCAGCAGGCGTTAGCCTGATATACGGTTGGGATTTTCGCCTGAAGGTCGATAAGGTTGTCCGCAGAAATTGCGCTCACCGATCCGGCTTTTAACTGTGTGGTCGTTGCCAATGCCCCTGTGGCTTTATCTGCTGTTCCAACCAGCAATTCTTTTTCCAGGAACAATGCAATCTTCTTTGACATTTCCGCTATAATGAAATCAGTCACGTTTATCGCGCTGTTATTTATCACGGATTTACCTATCAGTGATAATGCACCGACAAGGAAGCCGCTTAAATCAACAGAGGTGAACTTTCCTGCATCGGCTGTAATATCTGTGAACTCAGCCTGATAGGCTACGGAAATATCGTGGGTAGTGTTTGCTTTGCCGTAAACCGGAATCTTCAACGTTCCATTCACGTAGTACATAGTAGCCCCGTTAAGGATGGGGCACATTTCCTGTACGGTAGAAATAACTCTGTTCGCGATCGTCGTAGGGATAATGGCACCGTTGTTGCTCATGTCAAAATTCTGTTCGCCGGCCCTTTCCTCTACCTTTATTCCGCATTGGCTTTTGATGTAGTTGCCGAACGATCTTGCTTCGATTGTTGCTTTATCTTCTTCGACTTTTCTATTTTCTTGCTTTGGCGCTCCTGCTACAACCACGCCGGGGACTTGTCCTGTCACGGCAGCGGTTCTCCCATCGGGGTCTGCCTCATCGGGGATGCCATCGACCAGCTCCTGCAAGCTGCGAATTTCCTCATTGAGCGTGTCCAGCTCGGCGTTCATAGCCCTAAGCTGTGCCACATCCTCGCAAGCGTCGGCCTGCTTGGTTAGGGCTGTTTTTCTCTCGTTTTTCTTGGCAATCAGTGCCAGTAATTTTTTCTTGTCCATCGTTTATACCTTTCCTTTCAAAGCGATTCTCTGTTTTAACAATTCAATTTCCCGCAAGCTCTCCAGCCGTCTTTCCTCGCTCTCCAGCAATTCAAGACTCCGGGAATATATAGAAGTGGAATCATAAAACGGCGTATCCACGACCGATACGTCCCACAACTTTTCAATGCTAGTGATATCTCTCGTGGTTTCTTTTTCTCCGAATGTCCACGTGTCGCCCTTATCAGCCACAGTAAAAGCAAAACTCATCTTATCGATGAGTCCTCCTTGAATCCCTTTGTATAAATCTCTGTTGCTTTGCGTGTCTATCAAGTCTGCTTGTATCAGTAGTCCTTTTTCATCCTTTATGAGACGCAAGGAGTTGTTCCTCGTCCTCGCCATAATCATCACGTTATCATTGTGGTTATAGCGGAGAGGCACGTCCTTCATGTCGGTTTTGTCCAGCGCCCCCTTTTTAATCGTTTCGGTAAAACTGCGTGTTCCGTATTTGTGGGTAGCGGGACTGTCAAATACAATTGCGTACCCCTCTATGGTCATTTTGCCGTCTTCGCCGACCGCCCGCATTTCGATTAATCGTTGTTCGTGTTTATTCTTCATCTTCAACCTCCAGCCCCACATCGGGCAATTTTGATTTGTTCGCCAATTGATATTCGTTCGCTATGCTGGCGTCGACATAGTTAAGGCTCCTGAGCCTCACATCGCCGCCGTCGAATGGCTCGTAGCCGAACAGTTCGTTGATCTGGTTCAGCGTCAGTATCCCGGTCTTGGTCGCCAGGTCCGCTAAGTTTTGCTTGTCTGGCACTGAGTAGTATCGCACCCTCTGGTAGTAGCATTTCAGCCTCCGCCCCAAGTCCTGCTCTCGGTCAGTAAAAATACAGGCCGTCATAGCCTGCTCGAACTGGATTATGAAATCCTCAATCGCTGTCTGGTAAAAAGAGTTGTGTTGAGTGCTGGTATAGTCGCCGGAAAGGATGGCGGCCGATATGCCGTAACGCTCCTGGATGACAGCCTTCAAAAACTTCATCACGTCTTTGGGAATGTCCGGTGGCTTTATGTCCATCGGTGTAAACTCTCCAGCCAGGTCAGTCGCCACTATTCCTGTTTTGCTTGTCATGATATGACTTTCAAAATCAGCCCGCTCGGACTCTCTCCGCTTTTCGTCAAGTAATGACTTGGAGTAATAGACTCCTTTAATCTGCAAGCTGGCCTCAATGCTTTTCGGCAGGCCTTGGATAGTTTTGTCAAGCGCTCGAATAGTATTTAACACGTCCTTATCGTCCGCCTGACCGTAATCGTCACCACCGCCTACTATGAGGTTGCTTCCTCGCCGCCATTTCATATGTACCAGATCGGCGTAGGGAATTACCCAACTCGACCCGTCCTCAAAATCCATCTTGACTTCCCACACATTCCCGCCGGGGGAGACGCCGATATAGACAGCCTGCGGATTGAGCGGATAGAAAGCCGTGTATCTTCTGAACCGTCTGCCTGTAGGCGTTTCGATAATCTCGTATTGCGGATAAATAAAAGCGTTACGGTTCTTGCGCCTGAGCCACTCGACAGAGGACAGGAAATCGCTTGTTGTTTGTAGCGGATTCGGCTTGCTTCGGAAGAGCCTCGTTATGTCGTCGTTTTGAATCATTAACGAGTTTTCCTTGTCCACTACGCTCTTGACATTTATCTTACTAATCTCCGTTGCGACTCGGTCAATGGCATTGTTTACGAAATCCGAAAGATAAATATTGTTTCCGAATTGCGTAAAAATAGGCTGGTTATTTGCCAGCCATGCCGTAATCCGATCGCTCTTTGTCTGCGCCCCGAAAACGCCTTTAAGATAGTCGATCATTCCCAAATGTATCACCTGCTTTCTATCAGGGTTCTAAATTCCGACTGGTACCACTCGTACACCGCATAACAAATAACGGCCGCATCTGCGCCGTCTATTCTGTGGGTTGTTTTTAATTTGCAAAGTTGGACCTGTTCTGCGTTATTAGTTTTTATCCCGCAATTCCTAAAACACCAATAGTCACCGTAGCGGTTATTGTAATTGACCAACTTCCGGCGAAGATCCGATTCAAGCCGCCTCGTCGGATTATTTAAGACCTTTGGCTCTTGCGGGACGTTGACGGTTTCGCTATCCTTGCCAAAATACTCTTCATGCCGTCTTATGTAATCCTTTGCGAATCGGTTGTCATAACCCGACTTATAAGGGATAAGGCCGAAATCCTCATACAAGGCCCATTGCCAATCAGCTACAATAGAGCTATCAACACTGCCACCGGGCACGATGGTTAGATATCCGTCCCGTTCCCACTGCTTATAATCAACATCGTCTGGACTTAGTTTTAATTTTTCCTCCGGTATCCAGTAGTGGGACCAGAAATATATCATGGGGTCGCCGGGCTTCTGCATCAGCAATTTTACCGCCGTGAGGTCAGTCGTTTCCGCAAAGTCATTGCCAGCTATGTAATATGACCCTCTAAATTCTTCGATATCAAAAGTAGCCGGGTTTATGATCTCCGCATCTTGTAACCATGCAGCACCACCGGCCTGTTTGATGTTGAAATCCTTTGCCAGTACGAACGCTCTGGTGGCGGAATTGGTCTTGGCCTCCTCTACCATCTGTCGGAGGAATGACCATTTTTTTATAACGCCTAAATCCGGGTTTGCTTTTACCCATGTCTTTTCATCCTGCCAAATCTCCGCCTCGCTGTCCTGCGTGTGCAACCATATCAGCCAGCGGGGACGGTGCAATTCACCTTTTAAGACTTGCCTCGCTTCTTTTAGCCGACCATCTAAATAACCGTCGTCGGTGAATCCTTCTGTGGTTATCTCGGAAAATATAGGCTCGTCCTGCGTGGAGAGAGCTTGACGGATAGGCATGATTGACGAATTGTCCCTTAGCTCGTGCGTCTCGTCCACAGACCCAACCTTGATGTTTTTACCTTCCTTAGACCCTGTCTTGGCGGATATCTTTCTGATACTGCCCTTGTTTTGCCTGCTGAACTTGCCCTTTTTTCTCTTTTGTTTCGGGTTGCCAAAAAAGATACCTTTCTGGTTTCTCCTTGTGACCTTTTCGAGCGATGGGCTTTCCTCTCTCATGGCATCAATCGCCTGGAACATCAGGTCGGCTTGGTCGTAATCGTTAGATGAACACAGTATCCTTGTTCCCATCTCGCCGCAAAAGAACTCCGCCAAATCCATCGCGGCCTCAAGAGGTGTTTTCCCGCACTTCCTCCCAACCATATGTAACCGTTCTTGAAACAGCCTGACTCTACGCCCAACCTCTTCATCGTAAATTTTGAAACTGTAAAACGCCTCGATATATGCCTTTTGCCTCAAGGTCAAAACAAAAGGCTTCCCGGCAAAGGGAGCCTCAAAGTGTTTGACTTTAGTCTCTATAAACTTAATCCTGGTGTCCGATTCGCTCGTATCGTAGGTGATGCCGTCCGGGAATATCGCTGTCGGATTCTCAAAATGCCCCAGGAGAATATCCAGCATCATCATTAATTCATTGCCGATTATCTCCTCTCCGGACTTCGCTTTTTCTATGTATTCGAGTAGCCACGACTTGGGGTATCGCTTGCGAAGATCACTCAAAGTCTGCAAGGTCGTCATAGTCCTCATCCTCTCCCGACGCAAGATGCTTGCACAGCTTGTCGAGGATATTTGTTAGCGCCGCCGAATGCCTGGCTATTTCAGCCGACACCGGCAACGGTTTTTGTACCGCCGGGTCCCTCGGATGCACTTTGATTAGGCCGGTTTCTATGGCCTGCGCATTGAGCTGTTTCAGGTAGACCGTTTCGTAGGCAGCTTGTTCAACCAGACCGTCTAATATTTTAAGCTTTGTTTCGTCTGCGCCCGGCAGGCTATCAATAAGCCTCTGTTTTTCAGATTGAATCTCCTTTTGCATCTTATCCTCCCTACTCGGACATTGTGGAGCGTGCTTTTTTAAGGTTGTTTTTGATTCGGAAAAATCAAAAGTAAAAAGTCAAAATTTCGGCGTGTGTCACAAATGCG